GTGAGAATTTCTTGGTAGATTCCAAACCTTTTGGAATCAATATAAGTGATGCTGGACACTTTACCAGAGTTGAAAAGATTGCGACGGAAGGTAGAACGAGGATCGGTAAAGTGTTTAGCCCTAATGATCATTTTTGTAACATCAGAACGTTTCACTCCAAGTTCAAAGAATACGCTGTCCAAACTCTTATTATTAGAAGAATCCGAAGATGTATCAGAGTAAGGAGGATTGCCAATAACAACATCAAAATCCATATCGCACCTGTTATAGTTGTTCATCGGAGGGACATAGTATTTAATTGTGGGTGAATTGTCACACACACTTTTAATACTATCATAATACTTTTGTTGTAAAGGTGTCAAGTTTTGATGTACATTCTCCAATACAACAATATTAGTGTAACCCTGCTCTCTAAGATGTGAAGTCAGGATAAGAAAGGCATCATGCACACCTATACATGCATCTTTGGGAACATCAAGCTCATCAATCATAGCCAATGCAAGTTCGTCAGGGATAGGTTGTCTACCATCAACAGGCTTGACTCCTTGATTGAAATCTTTGGTTGCTTTAATCCTTAGTTTTTGAAAGGGGTTGAGAGTCAATGTTGTCATGCTAGTGTTTCTTATACTATAGGGGACATTTAGAGGTGAGTTATTCTATTACAGAGACATTTCACTGTATTCGGTGTTATTGAACAACTCCTCAAGAATCTGACTGTGTTGCCACTGAATGTTGTAGTCAGAGATCATCTTACGAAGCTTATCGCGGTCAAGATCTTCAACAATCTCTTCTTCTTCACCACGTCCACTCATCTCATGCAGAATGTCGGACACAGGAACACCTTGCGTTAAGAGTTCATTGATAATCAAACGAATGGTTTGTTGTGCATCGTCAGTCTCGTCTGCGTGTTGAACGATGGTAACAATACCATACTTCTTACCAGGTGACTTACGGATAACACGACCCATTGCCTGGACAGACTTGATCTTAGAGGACATGTTACGCAAGAACAGTGTACCCGTAAATGCCTTCACGTCAATACCTTCACCGAGCATATCGTAGTGGAGGACAATCATCTTCTGAGTCAAGTCTTTACCAAGTTCATCCAACTTAGTGATGAACTTACCTTTATCAGACCCACTACAAATCTGTTCGTTATTGATATAACCACCGTTCACACTGTCGATGGTCAGAACATCGTAACCCTTACCATTAGCCCACTTAAGAATAGACTTACGAATGGCATGGATGGACTTAGTACCACGACATGCGACAAGAATCTTGTGTGCTCCAGTCTCATGATGTTGTGTCTCGTAATAATTAACCGTCTCCATAAGAGAGTCAACGTCAACACTAACCTCATCAAGATTATGTGACTGAGCATCACTCTGAAGGAGATGGATTACAGGGCGTACGATGATACCACGGTTGACAAGATCCTTGAAGTTGACATTAGCAATATGTTCACCATATACACTAATGTTATCCATACCTGCACCAGTTTTACTCCCAGATTGTGTGTACTTAGGAGTAGCCGTGAAGTAATAATTATTGTCTGCAATGCGTGACATACCTTCCACTGCCGGGAAGTGGTCACTCTCTACTGCATTATGTGCCTCGTCATAATATACGACAGAGGCAGGAATCTCTGCCGATACAATACGCTCAAGACTGTCATAGGTTACAAACAATACGAGAGGTAATTGTGCCTTCTGAGCAATACGATAAGTGTCACGAATCTCGTCTACAATAGTAGTGGGAGACTTGGGTGGGTTGATGCGGAACTTAAGAGCCTTACGATCACGTTGAAAGATCTTACCTTCTGACGAAATCTGACGATACATAAAGTTCACATCAGGTAGATGTTTATCAAATTCAGTGAACAATTGTTGACATAAAAGAAGTTGAGGTGCAACAACAACGACCACATTACCAGGTGTCAAGAACCTACGTGAATCGGTGATCATTGAAAGAGTTTTGCCACCACCCGTAGGGCAAGAAATGATACCTTTGTCGTGAAACTTCAAGGCATCAAGAATTTGTTGTTGGTGTGGGTAAAGAGTAATCATAATGTGGTAGTTGTTTCAATAAAGCTATAATAGGACACATTATCCCCCGTTGTAAAGGGGACTTGTGCCACTATCTCAACTGTCCTCAGGAACCGAAACCGTTATGGAAGTTGGCGTAGGCGAACTCGGTACGATCTACCAGTTTGACTGAACCATGGGTTTCAGAATGAAACACATAACCTTCACCACTACATTCTTTGCCATTGGGAAGATAAGATTGTGGTGCATCAGTCACAATCAAACTGTCCATAATATCCAGTTTAATTTCCATCACATATTGGTACAGATTAGCCAGGTGTTGGCAACCCAGAATGTCAGTAAGTGTGGCATCATCAATATACTGACCAGATTTGATGAGTTGATTGATTGCAATCTTTGCCTTGGCTGCCTCCTTGTCAGTCAGAAACTTGATACCTTTGGTGTTAATCTTAGGTGCAGTTTCCTTTGGAGGAATACGATCGACAGAAGGTTGAACCCACTTGACAATATCAGTATCTTCCAAAGTTTCAGTCAAAGGAACACAAACATTTTGCCACATCTCAGCATACACATTGACAACAGTGTGTGGAGCGATAACCAATTGTTGGTCAATCGCCTCAGGGAAAACATAAGTCAGAGTATTCTGAGTGAATACATCAGTCTTACCAAAACCAAGCCAATCGCCCCAGTAAATTTTACCAGTACGAGGAAGATATTTCAAACAACGAGATAAAATATCTACTACTTCCATCTGATGACCAAAGTGGGTCAAAATATCCTCTTGTGTATAACAAAGACGAATCTTCTTCTTGTTGAATGCAGCTTTGGTGCAACAGAAGAACTTACCATTGGCAGGATTAGTACCCCACACCAGTGACATACCATCCATCTTCATACTGATGTGAGCACGATCATACAGAAGATCAAAGACTGACATATCGCCAGTCAAAATAAGATCTTCGGGGTGAGAAATGTGTGTTTGTGTCATAATATGGTGTGGTCTCGTACTATAGGTGACCTTTCAAGGTGAGTAATTACGTCAGGGGAGAACTACCCAAACTTTGTCATCAGGTTTCATGATAGTATGATTATCAACATAACGAGTTGCTTCTACATTCGTCATTGAATAATTAGTTTCTAAAAATGATATTGATTCTGATTTTGATTGAAACAATCTCATCTGTTTGTGTGTCATTTTAGAGCCTTAGATGTGGCATGTGCCTTTGCAGTCAATTGAATTGCCTCTTTCTTATTTGGTTTTCTGCCGTGTTTCTTCTCAAAATCAGCACGAAGTTGTGACTTCACATCTTTTCTACTTTGACCAGTTTCTTTATTACGTGCAGCATCTCTTTCTTTTCTTGTCATACCACCACCTTCTGCAGTTTTCCAACTACGACGTGGTTTTGCAGGTTCAGTCTTCTTAGGTTCTGCTTTCTTTGTCTTCAGAAGTTGTGTTGCTTTCTTTTCAGCAGCAGTTGAAGATGTTTCAGTCTTCTTAACTTCAGTACCTGCCTTTCTTGCCGCAATACGTGCTCTTGCTGCTGCTTTTCTTTCTGCCTTTACCTTATCGGCATAAGATTGTTTGACTTCAGTTGAACCACGTTCTTTTTCAGGTTGTTGTTCTCTTTCAGAACGTGCCTTAGTTGTACCTACATCTTTACGAGTCTTATATTCACCAACAGGTGCCATCTTACCACCACCAACTGCCTTCATGCGTGGTGACTGACCAGGCTTTCTTCTTGTTTCAGTTTCTCTCTTAGGTTGTTTCCTACCACCTTCACCAGTTCTACGAATCTGTGCGCCTTTGAGGTCAGGATCGTACGCTTCTGATAGGAAATCTCTTAATGTTTTCATTCTTCTACAACCGTAGCATTTTTGAACCCACCAGTTTTACCATCAATGTTGGCAACCTTTGCATCTAAACCCTCACGGGTTGCATAAGTTACTTTCTCCGATGATTGGTCAGACCATCTATTACCACCAGCATAATATACTGTGATGTTTGAATCAATCAATGATGGTTTAGTTGCGTAAAAGGCCATGATTGGAGGGTGATAATATGATTATTTATCACCCATGATATTATCAGGAGAAGAAACAGTCAGGAACTGACAAATCTTCAACATAAGCATCGACGGTTTCACCACTTTGAATCTCTAACACTTTTTCCCAATCGATGTTTTGTGGGATGAAATCATCCATAACATCTAGTTCCAAAGTAATTCTAAACTTTTGACGCTGAGGAAGATAGGTGGCAGACATGATACTCCTGATTGACACCTTAAAACTATAGTCTATTTAGGAGCGGGTGTCAATAAACTTGTGACACTTTTACAACTGTCTACCGAGTTCCAGTGACGTATGACACCAGCGACAATAAAGCAGTTTGTGATGAAATAAGTAACAAAAACCACAGTCCTAATGACAGCGATATAATCAGCTTCCCTGTCCGTTCTTCCATCTTTCCTACCTAATGCTAGTGACCAAATTCTCCACATCACCAACCAGGAGGAACAACAACCATATCGCGATAGTAATCCATATTATACCAATAACAATCCAATAGTCTTAAATTATTAATTGGTAATTGATTACTATCATAAGGGTCTAACATTGTAAATTCTGCACAATGTTGAATAATCTCTTGAGGAACTTCTATTTTCTGCCAAGTGATTGGCTCTGTAATAATAATAGGTATCATTTGATGTAACCGTTTTCAACTAACCATTTACGTGTGAGTGGAGTGGGTGTATATACTTCCCACATATTACCACCAGCACAAGCATTAAGTGCTTTCATAGTCATTCCCTCAGTCAATCCTGCCCATTTGGCCTCTGATTCCCAAGGAACTGCAGAAGGTGGATATGTTTTCTCTGTCATATCTCTCCAGATTTGAGGAACATCCTCCTCTGGTAATATAATAGCAATTAATGAGTTTTTAATACTTCCTGCCATACAATCCTGAGCAGCATGCCATCCTTCATGTCTCATAACTGTCATCAA